CAATTAAAACAGCAAGTTATCAGTCTAAACAGAACACCAACGGGATGGAGGAGAGACAAAAAATATCCAATGAAACCGTAGCGCGTCAGCATTCAAAAGCGGGGTTTCTTATTTTTACTTCACCAGTAACAAATACACTGTATCATAACTACATAAAAATGATTGTTCTGACTCAGATGAATTTCTTACTCTTGTAGAATGTCACTTAATGTTATTTATAGGTAAACAATGAAATCCGAAACGCTAACCATCCAGCAAATTTTCCAAAATCAACGACAATATCGTGTTCCATTCTATCAACGTGCCTACGTATGGACGCAACGAAACCAATGGTCAGCTTTGCTGGAGGATATCTTCGAAAAAGCACAGAGCCGACTTTCGGGAACAAAACCAACCCCTCATTTCCTCGGCGCGGTGGTGCTGGAACCTCAACTCAAAAACAGCTTGTTAGGTGTAGATACCATACATATTATTGACGGCCAGCAACGTTTAACCACTCTTCAATATATTCTGGCATCCATTCGATTATCATTGCGTGCTACAGGCCTTTCTGAACTGGAAGGGTTAGTATTGACTTGCTTGAAAAATACAAACGAAGCAACGATGAGAAATAAAAAGGTAGAATGCTTCAAACTGTGGCCAACTTTTCGAGATCAAACTCATTTTATTCAAAGTCTTAATGTTGATAATATTGACGATCTCCGTAATGTATTTTCTGATAGCTTCACGCAACATGGTACGTTACGTAAACATTTCAACCACCCGCCGTCACTAGAGGCATTATGGTTTTTTACTGAAGCCTTTATAAAATGGATTAAAATAGAAAACCGCTCACCACAAGAAAATGCTGTAGCACTAATTGAGGCTGTCTTGACGGATCTGAAACTGGTAAGCATATTTCTCGAAGCTGAAGATGATGCCCAAATAATTTTTGAAACATTAAATGGGCGAGGAGCGGAACTTCATGCAACGGATCTTATTCGCAACTATATCTTTATGTGCGCTGAGCATGAAAATATTAATACTATTGAATTATATGAAAATGAGTGGAAGATCTTTGAAGATAAATACTGGTCGGAAAAGCAACGCCGTGGACGTATTAATAAACCACGCATGGAGTGGCTTGTACATGCGACATTGCAATCAGAAAGGCAGCGTGAAATTGATCTGTCTCGCCTTTACAATGAGTATCGTGATTATGTAAGTAAGGACTTGCCTTCACAACGAGCAGATCTGCAAGTAAAGCGCCTCAAACAATATGCATCACAATATAAAGAATTGGTTGGTGGTTTTGGCACAACCCCCATCTCACACTTTGGACATCGCATCGCAGCCTATGATGTGACGACACTCTATCCGCTTGCTTTGTTCATTTCGATAGCTAACATCGCCGATGATGAGAAAGCAGCCATGTATAATGATCTTGTCTCCTACGTAGTACGAAGAGCCGTATGTGGCCTGACGCCAAAGAATTACAACAATGTATTTATGAATGTATTGCGACACTTGTCTAAAACGGAAATTTCCAGTATTGAGTTACGTAATATCCTCAATAGCTTAAATGGCGAAGCCTCACGTTGGCCTGGGGACTCAGAATTTCTCAACGCTTGCATCAATGCTCCACTTTATCCTGGCAGGCTCGACGCACCGAAAATGCGCTCAATGTTAACGGAACTTGAAAGAGAACTTTGTCGCCAAGTGAAGACAGAAAAGCCTGATGTTCCAAATCTTTCTAATCTCGATATCGATCATCTTATGCCTCAAAGTTGGTATTCCTGTTGGCCTCTCGAAAATGGTCATATGGTGACAAATTCAGATGCTACGGTAATGAACCAAATTGTTCTGTCTGGAACCGATCTTACCCCTGAACAGCTACTGGTAAGGAAACGGCAACAAGCGATAGCTACGTTGGGAAATCTAACTTTGCTTAACCTTAGCGTAAACCGTTCCGTTCAGAATGCTGTATTTCTGAAAAAACGTGATGCTCTCATCGTCCACACCAATCTACGACTGAACATACCACTTATACTTAAGGATAAATGGGATGAGAGTGAAATACTGGAGCGAGGTAAAAAGTTGGGGGAAATTGCATTGAAAGTATGGCCAAAATACGATTAATGCAATTAATAAAATGATTATAGCGGCCTTACATTAGTAAGGCCGCTACTCACTATTAAATCCTTTAATTTGCATCAAGAACAGCACTGTCAGCCCTAGGCTCTCGGACTTTGTACCGCTTATCTTGTCTTCAAAAATCAGCTCGCATCCTGCACAGTTCAACGCATTACGTTGTAGATCTGTGTTCTGGTCATTTATTGATACGCGTACATAGCCAATAAGCATAGTGGATCCCTCTGACAAAAGCAGGAATGATGCCATTTGCTCGTTATTTCTGCATTTTCATAAACGTTGGTTTGGGAGAAGGCTCTGCATTACCTGTTGGTGTCCCTGTTCCGTGGCCTTCAGCCACTCCGCCAACAGGCTGGCTGAAATGCAACGGAGCAGCTTTTTCTGCTGAAGAATACCCGGAACTGGCAAAGGCTTACCCGACAAATAAATTGCCAGATTTACGTGGTGAGTTTATTCGTGGCTGGGATGACGGGCGTGGTGTGGATGCGGGACGTGCCTTGCTAAGTCTTCAGGATGACTCTTTTGAAGCGCACAGGCATGAGTCCTTTTTTTACGCGGGTATTTCTCGCAATGAAATACCATTAAAAAATCTTCCAAGTTCAGACGAGATGCTGACTTTAAGTTCTACAACTAATGCCTTGTCCCCGGACGGTATTGATGCCACTAATTCGTTAATTGGTAATGATGATTACAACTGTCTGATTGAAGGAAATAAAAATAACAAACGAACAGCGACGGGGTTGAGCACCAGTATTGTCGGTGCAGCAGAGACCCGTCCACGTAATATTTCATTTAATTACATTGTGAGGGCTGCATGATGTATAACGCCATCTTAAATAATAAATTTATTGCCACAAAGGCAGGAGAGATTACCGTTTATAACTATGACAGTGAGACACGGGAGTATATTTCTGCATCAACTGAATATCTTGCTGTGGGTGTCGGTATCCCTGCATATTCCTGTTTAGATGCTCCTGACACACATAAGGTTGGTTATGCAATCTGCCGTTCGGCAGATTTAAACTCATGGGAATATGTGCCAGACCATCGCGGTGAAGTTGTCTATAACACCGAAACGGGAGAATCAAAAGAAATCACAGCTCCGGGTGATTACCCTGAAAATACAACCACTATCGTCCCGTTAACGCCATACGATAAATGGGATGGTGAGAAATGGGTGACAGATACTGAGGCACAGCATAGTGCCGCAGTAGACGCGGCAGAAGCACAGCGCCAGTCGCTGATTGATGCTGCAATGGCTTCCATCAGTCTGATTCAACTGAAATTACAGGCCGGGCGGAAGCTGACGCAGGCAGAAACAACCCGATTTAACGCCGTGCTGGATTACATTGACGCGGTGACGGTAACAGATACCAGCACCACGCCGGATGTCATCTGGCCTGAACTGCCGGAGGCGTAGGCCATTCAATATCGGGTGCTGTTGAAGTATCAACACGCATCAGCAGCACACGGTATTTCTTCCATTCGGTGAGAGTTGAAGTTTCTTCATCAGTTGCGATATCAGCATCAACAGCATCCTGACGCCAGGATATTTCACTGTCAGCTTTTTCCCGTAATTGGGATTTTTTAACTTCAGCAATAGCTATTAATTCCTTTTTGGTCGGCTGAGGAATATCTATCAGTGCTGGTTTTCCATTCAGTGTTCCAATCTGTTTTCCTGGTGGAATATCCGTAAATAACTTTTTATGTTCTTCCTCACTGACTATTACACCATCATCAGGCCACAGACCTGATGCCTCAAATTTTTCTTTCTCCGATATGGGGAAAAAGCCATTTGCTTTAGCGCTCCATACGTACATATCAATACCCCACCGCTATAATGTCCACATTAAATCCCCCGGGACCTGCCTGCCAGATGCTGGCCCCTGTTAATGATTTTGTTTGATGAACAACCGCCACATTTGCTGGCGATTGTGTTTCAGTTGTTACAGTACCGATATCATTCCAGTTAATTGAGATGGAATAGTTCGTTGTTGTAAACGACCGGGGGAAAGTTATGTGTCTTACATTGGTGCCGACAGGAAATCCAAGATAAACACGCTGAATTATCATTCCTCCAGGTAACATAACCCAGTTAGCACCTTCTCCCAAACCAAGGTTTTCGAGAGCTGTTTTCACCGTGCCATCCGATTTGATATCGCCAAACGGATTCTTGCGGCTTAACAGCAGCGCACGAAGCGCGGTAAGCAGCTGGTCATGCCGCCCCTTCTCCAGGCTGGCACCGGATGCCTCCACAACGCTGCAAAGCTCCTCCTGCAACATGTCAAAGTAGTCATCATCCAGATCGGTGGCAGGCGTGCCGGTCTGGGGGTTACCACGGGTAAAACCGTTCTTACCCGCGCCGAACTTATCCTTCTGCGCGGTTTTCGTGTCTATACGATGCATGGATTACTCCGGATATTTAAAAATCACATAGGTATGCGACGGGCAGAGTTTGTTAAGAACACACTCGACAACGGTGTCCCCCCAGAAGCGCAGCGCGGAATCACAGGGATCGCCACATGTCATCCAAGTGGTGTTGGTGGTGGCTGGCATGTTGACCTGCCAGTAATACCGCCATTCAGGCGCGTTCACAGCGTCAGTACAGGCCGATGAGCAGGTGAACGTGCTTTTGTCGTATCGCGTGATGGTAGCGTCTGGTCTGCCCAGGGCAGCAAGCTGTGCAAGGTAAAAATCCTCGTTGATGCCGCCCGCCAGGTTAACCTTCGCATCCAGCCGTTGCTGACGCTGGCGAAGGGTCTGTGTCCCTGCGGGAATACATTCATCCGGCAGACCGCACAGACGCTCCCAGCGGTTTATCAGTTCAGTGGTGGTGCGCGGATCCAGCTCCCGCATCAGGGCATCCGCACGCTGATGAACGCGGGTTAATGACGGTGCCGCACCGGCAATCGACGGATCGCTGGCTGACCACGCCGGACCGGGGGGCAACAGTGCCGACAACAGACGGATGTAATCATCGTTTGTCACGTCCATGAAATCGTCCCCAGTACCGCCAGTTCATTTTTTGCAATGGAGATATTGTCTGCCGGTGTAAGCAACTGATGGCTGTATTCCCCGTTCGCACCGGAAATCGCCTCACTGATACGCGATACCTTCAGTTCTCCCTGCGGATAACCATCACGCAGCAGGAACGAACGCAACTCCGCGGTGATGGCAGCCCGTATTTCCGGTGTGTCCGGCGTCACGCGGATATGAAAATCCACCGTATGTGCCACCGGCCTGAACACATACAAATCAGAGCCTGCCACCGGGGCCAGTGGCCCGATATGTTGTCTTGCCGCCGTTTCCGTTGATTCTTCCGGAATGGGATTAATCAGGTCACTGCTGGCAATCATCACACCGACAGTTCCCGTTCCCATCCAGTGACGGTATGTCCATGCGCGGGTAATGCCGGGCACTTCTTTAGCCCAGACGACATAGTCCCCGTCAGCCCCGCCCTGCGGCGTCCAGTAATACCGCTCAATGACGCGGGCGCGCCACGTTTCCAGATCTTCAGTATCGAATCCGCCAGTCAGAGTATCTGCAACACCGGAAGACGGCAGACCATTCACCGGCGTGACCAGGATTAATGCCGTACCGTCGTCAGCGTTACCGACCGCGCCTGCACTTGAGCAAGTGATCGGCACGCGCAGGACACCACCGGAGCTGGTTGCATCAGCAGTTGCCGTGTACTGAACCAGGTCATCGCGCTGAATCACGCTCCCGGCAGTCACCTTCAGGCCATCGCTGACACCTTCCCAGCGCATATACCCGCTGGCAGCCGTGGCCCCCTTGCGCGGACACCGTTTCATCGCAGCATGTCGCGCCAGCCAGGACTCATCGCACAGGTCAGGCAGCATGTTCATTGCCAGATAATCGATGTAACCGTAAACCGTATGCAGCGCCGCCGCATACACCTTTGCCCGCACGTCTTCATCCATGCGCCGGAGCGTGTCGCTGACGTCCAGCCTGGCGAATAAATCGTTACGGAGCATACTGATATTTTCTGCCAGCGTCGGGCGCTGAAATTCACTGTCCGCCATGCGTTATCGCACTCCACAGATCATCAAAAGAAATCATTACCGGTCCGTCACGACGCCAGAGAGTGATACTGTTACCCAGTTCATTAATCCCGGTGCGGCGGATATCCAGATCAATACGGGACACCACGCCATCATCAATCATCCATTGCAGGCATTCGCGGATATACCCCCTTACCGTCTGCACCAGCTGATTGGTCAGTTTGCTGCGCTGAAGCAGCCACAGTCGGGAGCCGTAACGGTCATTCTGTACCGCAGGCCAGGTATCCCCCCACCATCCCATCGGGACGTCGGCGTTGTCATCAGGCTCCGCCCGCCGCCAGGTAAACAGGGAAATCACCACGGCGCGGGTCAGCGGATCCAGCGGTGCGCTGGCGCAGGTGCGTTTACCGTTCACCGTCAGCCACAGTTCCATCATGCCTCCATCGCTTTATCCGGTTTGTCGGTGTTACTGCCCTGACCGTTCTCTCTGTGACTATGCCCGTTATAGGCAAGCCGCATCGCTGACATGGTGGTGCCGCCGGAGTCGCACAGGTCTTTCACCTGTCCTGTCACTTCCAGGTCCATTTCAAAACGTGCTTCAGGTGCATTGCGAAACGTGATCGTTTTACCTGCACCGTCCACCACGATCCCCTCCCGGGTCAGCGTCACGGACTGCCCCTGATCGTCATAGACAGCCACCTCACCCGTCTGCAGCCCTTTCAGGCGGTAGCGACGGTCCGACACCGTAACAACCACCGCATGAGAACGGTCGCCATCCGGAAACAACACCACCGCTTCCGCACCGCTGTTTGCCCTTGCGGTAAAACCGTAGGGTTCAAGATGTTCAACCCCGGCTTTGGGTTCACCGGCAATCAGGAACACATCCACGGTCTGACATTTCGTGGCGGCACTGATGCTTTTCACCACGGCCCGCCCAATCAGGCCGAGGAGTTGTCGCTGCATGGCTTCAATCGTCCTCATCAGAACGGGTCCTCCTGTACTCTGGCTTTTTTCTTTTTCCGCGCGCCGGGGGCTTCGGGTTCAGGCAGATAAGCATCAGGCGGGCCGACACGGATTTCCGTCAGGGTGCCGTTCTGGTCCTGAGTAAACGTGACTTCCGAAACAAGCAGTTCGGTATTGTCGAAACCACAGACCGGATCAAAGACAATCACCCGCTGGTTGGGCTGCCACAGCGTACCGTTACCCTGTCGCCAGCCCTGCACCACATAGGTGGTTTCATCCGTCCGCGCCGCCCGTTGTCGGGCTTCAAAGTCCGCACGGGCAATACAGCCTGCCCCCGTAGCCTGCCCTGTCTGCCTGATATACATCGGACGGTAACGGGCAATAAATGCGTCCTCTGTGCGGGCCCGCAGCGCGGTGGTGGTGGCCTCACCGAAATCATCGTCGTTTCCGGCACGCTGCCCCGCCACCTGGTAAACAGAAAACCGCTCCCGGATACTCTTCTCCGTATCGCAGGAAAGGATGTTTTCCCCGAGTACCAGCGCAGTATGTGCCCGCGTTGAGCCAATACCACCAATCACCAGCCTGCCGTGCGGGTCGTCGTAAGCCAGTGCCTGCTGCTGACCGAGTATTTTGTTGATTACCTCAATCACCGTTTCACCGTGATCGGGCTGGACGTCAGGAATAACACCCGACGGCGCACCGTTGTTCACCCCCTCAATGCCGAAAGGCGCAGCAAGCGCCTGCGCAATCTGTACCAGCGATCGTCCGTTAAACTGTGTCGGTTCGGCTGCACAGTCAATCAGGTCAGCAGTCAGACTACGTCCGGCAATACCGGTGCTGACCGAACGGGCATCGTAACGAACGGGGGTCGCCTCCACCCAGCCGGTGATCACCAGCTCATCACCAATCAGCACTTCCACTTTTGAACCATTTTTAATGCGCGGCTGAAGCGTGGTGATACCCTCATCTCCCGGCCACTGGCGGGTGATCTCCACGCTGAAATCCCGCGCCAGCCGTTCAATACCGGCACCGATGCGCACCGATGTCCAGCCATTCCACTCCCGGCCATTTACCCGTAGCGTGACATTGTCGTTCATTGCACTGGCACCTTCAGAGGGATCACCGGCACAAAGCCGGGATGCGTAATGGCATTACGCCGGATAATGTCCGCGTCACGCGCCGCGTTATCAAACCAGGTCGCCGCCAGCACCAGCGCGGGTAAAACCTCATCCGGCGTGCGCTGAATGATCCGAGCAGACTGTTCAAGGCGCGTGTTGATATCCGCATTCAGATCTGCTTTCACCCGGCGCAGCGCCAGAAACAGCGCATCACTGGTTGTACGGGACAACTCCTTATCAATTGCCATATTCAGTGTGTCGCGAATGTCGGTCAGTTCTTCCCACGTTGGCAGGTCAACCGTGTTTTTCACCGCCGGTGCATTGTTCAGCACCGGATGCGTGACGGCAGGCCAGCCGGAGCTCTGCGCGGGTGTTGTTGACTGCCCCACTGCGGCATTCTGCATCACCGCAGAAGTTGTTGGCGCAGGCAATCGGGTAACGGCATACGCCGCTTCGCTGATTGCAGTCGTACGAAGGGTGCTGGCAACCATGTTACGCTGCTGCGTCGCTGTGGCGGTGGTTTTACTGTCCATTTTCCAGACGCCGCGCGGTTGCAAATCGCTGCCGAGGCTGACACCAGAAAGCGTTTTGATCATGGTGACCAGGTCGCTGGCGTTACCATAAAGGCGTTTCCCGGTACGCCACATTTTCTGCACCTGCTCAACGAAATTTTTGCCTGACGATGGCGGCGGCAGAAGTACCGAGATATCCCCCTGCAACAGCCTGGCGGCATCCGATACGGCAGAATCCACCACTTTCATCGCATCAGAAACATACCCAAGCATTGTGCTGGCATTACCGACGACGTCGTTCTGCACAAAATCCGCCACGCCATCGATACTAAAACCGCTGAAGCTGTTACTGATGCAGTCATCCAGTGCAGAACAGGATGACATCAGCGCCTGCGCCGTCGCCGCACCTGATGTGGGGTAAGAGAGTTCTCCTGCTTCGACAAACTTCAGGTCAAAGCGGACAATACGTCCTTCACTCTTCGATGTGCTGACCCGAACTTCTCCGTCAACACAGACTTTCAGCTCACCGTAAGTCGGATGGACAAGCGTGCCGGGACCGGGTTTATTCAGCGCGTCAATCAGGCGATCGCGCTGGTCAAAGCAGTCATCTCCCACCACATAAGCCGTGATGGACGGGCGGAAAGTAATTTTCCCCAGGTCTTCGGTATAGGGTTTGTCGCGGTTCGGGTATTCGTGCGTTTCCACACGACGGCCAGTTCCCGCACTTTCTTCTTCAACCTTAAACGGCACACCTCGAAATGACGCATCCTGAAGCCTGTCTTTCCACGTCATATATACTCCGAAAATTAAAAAGCCACCTATTAGAAGGTGGCCTTGTAATGAATTTTATTAATTAGCGAGTCAGAAACAACGAATCTTTATACTTTTGCTGTTGTTCATTTAAATACTTAGCTGTTTCATCGCTGGCAAATGGAAATATTACCGTATTTTTAGGCATGGTAATTTCTTTTTTGTCCAGCGTCAGAGTAAACATAGGAACATACTGAGCAGAGTAACGCACCGCAGAAACGAGCTCTAGTTTAGACTCTTCAATAACACTTAAATTATCCAGGCTAACTTTCTCTTCATCTTTTTTCTTTGACGCATTTAAAGTTTTTATTACTTTATTTAATTTCCCCTGAAAATCCTCCTTAAAGTTTTCAGGATTGCCGTCGACAACAAGAATCTGTTCACCCTGATTATCTGGAAAAATAATCTTTGCACTTATCAATTTATTTTCTTTATAAACATCACCAAGTTTTATGGCTCCTCCAGATAACTGAATAATATGTTCATCTTTAAAGGAGATGTTGCCAGAGATTATGAGAGATGAAAAAATAGCCGCTGCTCCAAGAATTACACTTGCTGTGATATAGCCTTTCATTTTTCGCCTATTAACATTTTTCTAAATGTGCATTAATTCTATCACTCTATTTATGACTTACAACCAGCAATACCTGTGAGGGGAATCCTGGCTACCAAAATCGGGTATAGCCAACATCGTGATTTATATCAATGCCACTGGAGCGTGTTTCCGTAACCCGCATACCTGGTGGCATATTTATAAATGATACCTTGATCTCACCATCAACTTTTGGCGCGGTAGCTTTATTAATCATGAAGGGATTCGAGCTTGTGGCACCGGAGGCGTTGTTTGCCTGAGCCGGATCCACCTCCGGATAAGGAGTGTATCCCCGTGGCGGTATTCCCGTCTCATAAGCATCATAAGCACCCGCGCCCCACTGCGCCGAGTTAATGGCATCGACCGTGTCACCGGAACTGTCGGTAAACCATTCAATAATCGGCTTCAGCTTATCCCACATATCCTGAAACCACTTAACAACCGGTCCCCAGTTATTGATCACCATCCCCAGCGGCGACCAGGCAAAAACCTTCTTCAGAAGTTCCCAGCCAGCCTCAAAATAAGGACTAATGGTTTCCCAGAGTTTCTTAAAATAAGGTCCGACAACATCCCAGTTAGTGATAATTAATCCCGCAGCCAGGGCAATCGCCGTCGCAATCATGCCAATCGGCGTCATCGACATGATCCTGCTGACGATACTGATGGCACTGCCCACGCCCATCAATCCCAGTTTCAGAATCGCAAGACCGGCAGCAAGCCCGACGACGCCGCGAATAACCCGGGGATTTTCATCCGCAAACTTCGTGAATTTTTCCCCTAACTCCCCCAGCCATTGCGTGATATTTTTGGCGTCACCAGAAAATGCGCCACCAATAGCCGCAAGGCCGTTAGTTGCGGTCCCCGTCATTGCCTCCCACAGGTTGGACAGCGTACCAAGCTGGGCCTGAACACGTTTATTCAGGCTGGCCTGTTTATGCATCTTCTGCTGGATCTGATCGTAACCATTCTTTCCTTTATCGATCAGAGCATTGACCACCTGAAGGGTTTCGGCATCATCACCAAATATTGCCTTAAGTACACCGGTTCGCTTAACGTCGGTCAGTTTTCGCAGCTTTGCCAGTTGCCTGAACATGTTATCAAGACCGCCAAAACTCCCTTTGCCATCAGTAAAATCGAGCTGTACCCCGAGTTTCTGGCGGGCCATGATTTTATTGACGTCCCTGATTTTCTTAACGCTTAATCCGGACTGGATAACTTTTCGCAGGGCATTACCTGCCGACTCCCCGTTCATCCCCATCTGATCCATCATGACGCTGATGGGGGCAAGGCTCTGTGCAGCCTGAAGACCGTCCTTGTTCACCATCTTCAGAACAGAACTGGTTTTAGTGAAGAAGGACAACATGTTGGTATCGTCAACGCCCAGATAAAACGCCTTCTGGATAGTGTCGAACAGCCCCATCATGTCTTCTGACGCCGTTCCGGTAGCATCCTGCATCTTTGCGGCAAACTCGGCAGCCGCTTCCGGTGTTTTTTTCAGTTGTACCGCAAGATAAGCTGTCGCTTTACCCACACCGCCAAGAATGTTTTCTGCCGGGATCCCCTGACGCACCAGCATCTGCATCATGTTCTGAAAATCAGCCGTTGTACCGGGTAGCTGGTTACCCAGACCAATAGCCAGTTTATTGATGTCCTGAAAGCTCTTTCCGACCTCACCGTTCGCATCCATCATGGCAACTTTCAGCCCGGTGGCGGCGTTTTCCTGATCGGCATAAGATTTCAGGGAAAGCGTCAGACCCGCAGCCAGTCCGCCACCAAGCGCCAGCCCACCCTGTGACGCTTCTTCCGCCTGGCGTTTAAATCCCCGGATTTTCTTTTGTATTTTCGACAGCGCGGGAGAAAGCCTGTCGACACCGGTGATCAACGCCTTAAGCTCAAATTCAGCCATGTGTGCGTTTCTCCTGCTCTATCCTGTTTGCCTGACTGACCAGCAAGGGAATTTCACTGATCGGCATATTCAGCAATTCGAAGGGATTAATGCGCCAGTAGCTGGCGCAGTCAAAGAAGCGATCAGTGAGGTATTCAGCCGTCAGGCCTGGAGGAAAAAACCAGCCACAAGCCACGCCGCTGCATTCAGGTCTGCCGGAGACATCTGGTCGACAGAGTTTTGCGGCACTTTCGCCAGCCGCACAATGTATTTCGATACCACATGCGCCAGAAGTCTGACGGACTCATCCTGATTCATCTGGTAGGGATACCCCAGCTCGCGGACATCCTTCCCGGTGGGTTCATCAAACTCCAGTACGGAGAGTGTCTCACCATGAGCGATAATCGGTTTCTTTAACTCAAGCTCTTTCATTACTGGTAATCCCCTTCTTCACCGTGGAACTCAAGATCAACCGTGCCTTCTTCGGCATTATGGTTCGCTTCGCCGTGCAGCCAGGCGGACGACAATACATAGACCTGACCGTTCGCCAGCTCGGCAGTGATGGTCATCTCATCAGACGAGGTGATTTTGCTCACCGGAAAATTCTTCGGCACCTTGAAGGTCCCTTTGACATAAGGCGCACGGTGAGTTTCCTTGCGGTCCACTGAACCGTCCAGGCCGATGATGTCATCATTGACCGTCCTGTTCATGGGCACCTCAATGCCGCCGGTCAGCGATAGCTGCTGACCGTCAATTTTGAAATAACAGGTTCCCCCGATACGGGCCATTATGCAGACTCCTCTGAATACTGAAGACGGAACTGGTTAACCACGGCAAAGACACGCAACTGGTTAACATAGTCAGGCGGGAACAGCGTGTTCAGGCGGTTCGGATCGCTGGCATCACGCTCCACAACCAGGTACTGCTTAAACAGTTCGTAGTTTTCCACGATCCCCGCACGCTCAAGCTGACGGTAGGTTGCCAGCAGTTCCCCTTTGATCACCGCCGGGGTGACAATCGCCTGACCGGGACCAAAGCGGGTACCGTCGCTGGCAAGCTTGTGACGCCCGTACTTACTGGTAATGACGGATTTCAGTTTGCGCAGTACATACGCACTGGTATGCAGCGTCTCGCTGTCGAGGTAGCTGTTATCCGCAACCCCGTAAGCGTTTTTCCTGTACGTGGTGACATCACGCTGAATGCGCAGTACCCCACTTTCGACATACGCCGTTGCCACGCCATGAGACAGCAGGGTCTGTTGTTCTGTCATCGTGAACCGTTTCCCCTTCGGCGCAGGCAGCATACCCACCAGCTCACCGGTCTGCGTGGGACGTGCCGGATCGTTGCGGATAAACACCGCTGCGCGGGCGGTACGGCTTGCCGCCAGCTCGTCGGCAGGTGTCTGGGTTTCTTTTTCGTATCCCGCCAGGGTAATGTGCTGCTGGTTAAACTGGTCACCTGCGGTCACCAGTTCTGACAGCGTGCCGGTCTTTGCCGTATACACATGACCATACAGCTGACGCGCATAGCTCCAGCGACCGCTGGTATCGTTCATCTCGGTCACCAGCGTGTTAACGGAGGCCGTGTCGTTGAACGGCAGACCGATATAATCAAACGGCTCATCCGCCATTGCAGCCACCGCACCGGTGAGAACCGGAGCGCCCGTTCCGGCGGTACCCGTCGCCACAGCAATCTGTACGCCCGCTGGCAGCACTTCGCCCCCACCAAAGCCGTAGTAATTGAGGCTGACAGGAATTTCATTCCCGCAAAGCCCCTTATGACGCGCGGTCAGTGTGACCACGCCTGCCGAAGATGAGGCCGTAAACGGCAGGGTCGGAACGGCATTGATGGCATCCTGGATACTGCTGGCAATCGTCGCGACGTTATCGCCATTGGTCACCGGTGCCTGCACGCGGGTACGTCCCACATAAACATTCACCGTGCCGGTTTCGGTTGCCGCCCCTGTCACCGTCAGCGTAACCGTTGCCGCCGCGCCCGTGGATTCAGGAACGGCAATCACATACAACTCGCCAAACGGGTCGGTCTGGCGATAAGCCTCAACCATACGCGCCAGCTGACTTCCCGCACCACAAATCTGGCGTGCATAGTCTGCCGACGGCATCAGCACCAGACTGTTGGCAACAATCTCTGCACCGTTATTGGCATGACCAATCAGCAGCGACGCTCCGCTGTCCTGTGCAGTATTCGCCGCCGAGTTATCCATTTCCGCATAAAACAACGGAACCAGCGTATTCGACGGAATGGTGTTAAAGCTTATCGTCATCGGTATTCACCTTTTTATTCACGCGCCGGATATCACCCGCTGCTTCACGGCGCAGCCAGTAGTTGTTCTCGTCAACATTTCGCCCTTCGGCGGGCAAAAGGTCGCCGCGGGCAGGGTCAGGAACTGACCGCCCTTTAACAGGTTTGACAAACATGAGGATCCTCAGGAAGGAAGGGTTATTTCGGTGTGATGTTCGATATCGCCGTCAGGCCCGTTACCGGGCTCGAGATAATCAACATCAATCGCCAGCGTTTGCAGTTCATCCAGACTGTTCAGGTCATCCTGCTGGCGGGTATCGTCTTCGGTAAGCTCGCTGATGACCGAAAAATCGAACTGATAAATCAGCTCATGACGATTCAGATCCAGCAGCGTGCCGCCGTCATAGGTAATCGGGTTACCGCACGCTTCCGGGTTCCAGCCCAGCAGGGCCTTAAAGAGCATCTGCCGGACATCGTCCACCACATCATACGAGGCAAACTGACCGCGCTCATCACGCCCGTTACTCAGTATGACAACCACGGAGAAGCCCTCTTTCAGCTCCTGCCAGTAGTCGGTCTGGCTTTTGTTTTCTCCCGGAGAGTCATCACCCGGTACCACATACGCCGCCGGGAGTCTCAGCTTTCCGACCTCCGGCAGATTTTTGAACTGTGCCGCGCCTGCCACCCGGTTTTCAAAATACGGGCAGCGGGCACGCAGCGCAGCAATAACAGGCGTCAGTTTCATCTGTGTCGTCGCTCCGGCTTCAGTGATTTACGCAATTCCCGCGCCAGAAAATAGCGTGTCCAGCTGCGGTTCTTTTCAAGAGTTTCCACCATAAAGTTATTACGTGGGGCCAGTCGCCAGCCGCTGCCACCGGATGCACCACGATGATGGCTGCGACGACGCTTTGCCCCTCGCCTCACGCCATAGAACAGAAAAGCCGGATAAAAATCACCGGTGATACGGCGGTTTCCCTCTCCATTACGCTGGTTAGGGGCTATACGTGCCATAAAACCAGGGCGATGTTTACTGGCTCTGGGTACCATGTAACCAATCGAACGAGCCAGGCGTCCGGTCTGATAACCGGGGTTTTCACCCGGTGCCGACCGCGCACGGCGCATCACCAGCCGACGGGCATCACGCATATGACGCTGACCAATCGTGACAAACGCCCGCCTGACACGGGCGCGGTTAAAGCGCATCTCCGCGGGCTGCTGAAAATCAACGTGCAAAAAGGAAGTCGTCATTGTTGCCTCCGTGACTCTGCCTACATTCGCCCAGCTCCGTACACTCCAGCAGCAGAAAGCGCCGCGCCCCGTTCAGATCGCGCTGACGTTTCACCCGGTACACACTGTCACCGCAGACCACCTCATAATCAGCGGTGATCCCCCGGCGGTAACGAATGGTGATGTAATGGGTGATGGCGTCCCCGGTCTGCGCGGTTTCCTGCCAGGTGGTGGCACTGGTCTGGATAACCTTCGCCCATGTCCGGAACGTAACCGGGTATTGAGGCTCCACGCCAAAGTTATCCGCGGGCATATCCACCCGCAGGCGGATCAGGACGCGTTTATTCAGTTCACCGGGGTCCGGCAGAATGTAGGTTGCGCTGGTCTGCGCCTGACGAATTTTCATTGCGGAAAGTACCTGTACGGGCCGACAAGCCAGCCAAAACTCTGCGGCATGTCGAGTTTCTCCACTTCCGTAACCGACGAGCGGTTTTCGTAAAAATGGCTGATAAGCATCAGCATCCCCAGACGAATATCATCCGGCAGGTGCAGCCTGTCCGGATCGCTGTCCGGAATGGTTTCATCCGGAGCATAGAGCTTCCGGTTCAGATACGTTTCCGTCCGCTTTTGCGCCGCACAGGCCAGCAGTTGCAGATGGCGGTCATCAGCATCGAAATCCTCATCCAGCCGGAGTTGGGCTTTAATCTCTTCCATTGTCAGAAGCATACTCAGCCCTCTTTACTGGTCGTGGCTTTTTTCTCTTTTGTCGCTTTACTGCTTTTTGCACTGGTTCCGCGCTCTGCTAACCCGGCCTGAAGTGCAATCTCCTGCACCCGGGCAGGAAGCGCCCCGTCGTCATACTCACCGGCCCGAATGACCTCAACACGCATACCGTCCGGTGACCATTTCAGATCTTGTTTCAGGATCATGATTCTTCACCCGTCAGAACAGGGGGCGCGGTTCCACGCCCCTGAGTGATTACGCCGCTGCAATCTTCAGCAGTTTGATGGCCTGCGAATCGACCAGCATCCCGCCGGTGCGCTTAGTGGTATAAAAACCGACAAACGGTTTATTGGTGTACGGGTCACGCAGAATGCGGGTGCCGATACGGTCAACGATGGTGTAACCCCGTTTGAAGTTACCAAATGCAATGGCTTTCGCATCAGCGGCGATATCCGGCATCTGTTCGTTTTCAGCGATACCATAACCCGCCAGAGAGGACGGCTGCCCCAGTTCCAGCCCCGGACGCCACAGATAGTTACCCTCGGTGTCTTTCAGCAGACGGATGGCAAACAGGCTGTTGTTGTTCATCATGAACTTCGCGCCAGTGCGGTGTGCCTTACGCAGCGTGTAAATCAGTTTGATAATGGCGTCTGCGGTCACCGCGGTCGCTTCGCCGGATACAATATGCTGAAGTTTGCCGAACGCCCGGACCTTGTCGGTTTCATCAGTGGATTCATACGCCAGGAACCCTTTCGGCTTCTTGGTGCCATCGCCTGAGGTAAAGGCAATTTCTTCCTGTTCGGCAAATTCGGTTGCCAGCTCGCTGTTGATCCAGGCCTCCACGTTGAAGAAGGCATCGTCCAGCATTTTCTGGGTAGCCTGCGGGTTGCCGTAAATTTCCCCCATGAGAGGTTCAATCAGCTCCAGTCTGGAGGTGGCAGTCTGGGATCGCGTATCCGTTTCCCCCACCCATCCGGAAGCCGTACCGCCCAGATTCACCAGTTTTTTGTAGTCGGAACCGCCAACGGTGATCACCGTGGCTTCCTGACGCATCACCACTTCATCTTTCAGCAGGTTAAGAATGTTGCGATCCAGTTCTTCCGGCACGGCGTAGCCACCGTCTTCATCGGTACCCACCTGCAATGCCTTACGCTCCAGATCGCGCAGACCGTCTTCACGGCCTTTACGCAGGAAGCCCACAAACGCCTCTTTATGCTCGGTGGCCAGTTTATTTTGCGCTCCACCAGCCGGACGTTTCAGCTCAAGCAGCTCTTTTTCAAGGTCGCTTTTGAGATTTTCCAGCTCGCTGAGTTTCCCGTTCAGGGTTTCCACCTGCCCGGCAAGCTTGCCTTTTTCCTGCTCAATCGCATCCACGCGCTTGTCGTTCTTTGCTTTGAAGTCGTCAAACTTCTGCTGCAGCTCCTGCGCGACCTGTTCGACATCTTTAATATCAACCGCCATCGTATTTCTCCTGATTAGAAGTTCAGATTTTTCAGTGCATTCAGTGCAGAGCCCACATCCTCAGCGTCGCGCAGGGACAGTGCGCCATAGCCCCCGGCCATGAATGCTTTGGCCTGGGTACGGGAGAGTCCGACATCACGCAGGACTCTTTCGATTTTTTTCTGTTCGGGGATTTCCCCGCGGGCCAGTGCGTTCTTGACGTCGCTGATCCGCGCCTCGTCGTTAGACGGGAACGTCACCAGGCTGACTTCCCAGAGGTCGATTTCTTTCAGCAGAAAGGCTTCTTTGCTCCGGTCGTATTCCCAGTCTTTCAGGACGTACCCAATAGAAAGGCCGGTTAACGAACCGGCCTTCATGTGTGCATGTGCGCGTTTTGCGAGGGGATCATCATCAATAAGCAACCGTCCCCTGACGTAAAGCCCGACATCGTCTTCCTTCATTTCGGTGTAAACACCGATGGGTTCATCCATGCGGTGCTGCCAGAGCAGCGCAGGTAACGCTTTTCTGTCACTCCACGCCCGCAGGGAAGCAGCAAATGCCCCGGACATCACCACATCATCGTGGCTGTCCTTTACACCAAAGACGGAGCCATACCCTTCAAACTCACCGGAGTCACTGACAGATTTCAGACTCAGCGGTACATCAAGACGTTGTTTCGTCTGCATTGGCGTTATCCTTCTGCTTACCGGCTTTACTGCCATCGGAGGGTTTCGTGGTCATGTTCATCGGTGTGAGATAGACATCACCACCGGGACGCGGATTCATATCTTCCAGGTCGCGGCAGTCATTGGGAGAGTAAATTCCCCAGTTGATCCCGGTGGCGTAGGCTTCAAAACGGGACTTCATGTCCCCGCGCAGTAACGCCCCGGCGTTAAATTTGGCGTAATAAACGCCCTGCTTACTTTTTCGTACCAGTCCGGTGTTGATCCGCTGTTCGATGCGGGTCAGATACGGCACCAGTGAATAGTTGATAAATCCCAGCCCCAGCTCTTCGATATTGTTGAAGGTGGCGCGATCGGTGTTCTGCACCATGTGCAACGGCACCCGGAACAGACGACAGATTTCTTCAAGCTGAAACTTGCGGGTTTCCAGGAACTGGCTGTCCTCGGCGTTCAGCGCCATCGACTTCCAGTCCAGCCCCATCTCAAGGATCATCGGGCGGTGAGCATTGCCAAGCCCGGTGTGACGCTCCTCAAAATCTTTCTTCAGGCGCTCATAAGCCTGATCTGACAGCGTCTGCTCTGTACGCAACACACCCGACGTCACCGCGCCATTGCTGAACAGTCTGGCCCCGTGCTCTTCGGTCGCAGCTGCCAGCGATATTGCCTCGCGGGCATAGGCGATGGGATTCAGCCCCACCAGTCCGTCCAGCGTCAGCGTGCGCACATGCCAGATATCCTCCTGGCTCAGTACATCCGTGGAGCCATCCGGGAATGTGACCTGATAGATCGGCTCCCAGCTACTGTTAAGCTTCGGTACCACACAGCCGGGATCGACGGGCAGCAGTTCAGCCACTTCGCCAAATGCTTTCACTTTGTAGGCGTAAAAGTTTCCCCGCAGGCACAGACAGGTGACCACCAGCTCCCAGAACTCCTGCGGCGTCATATAGCCATTGGGATGCGTGGAGATCAGTTTATGCAGACGTTCGCCGGTGGCTCTCTGCTTCAGGCTGCCGTTCAGGTGATACAGATTGCAGGGCAACATCCCGACCGACTCTGCCAGCACTCTGACGCAGGAAAAAACCGCCGTCAGTCGCATGGCCCGCTGACTGCTGATCTGCTTTCCGGTATAGGTGTCGTAGGACATCCCGATGGCATCCGCCAGCTCTGCTGGCGTGGTCACCGGTGCGTCACTTTTTCGTTGAAATAATCCCGAAAAGAACACTATTTACCTCCACCAACAGACAGCTGTGTACGGTCGAGATATCGCGCTACCAGCCACGACCAGAACAGGCACAACGCCCCGGCAACAACAAACCCCGCCGGGGGATAAATCAGCCAGGCACCATACGCCAGCAAAAGCGCCCCCAGCACGCCCACCAGAGGCGCGAGAATCAGCATGATCATAATTACCTCAGTTAAAGCGAGCGGATCCCATAGGACTCAATGTGGTCAGACAGCGTGTCTTCTTTCTCGTACAGCATGGCTCTGCCAACCGCCATAATCAGCGCAACTGCACCGTCAATTTTGTTTTCCGCCTACTCTTTGACGGGTTTCACCACATCATCGTTACCCGGAATGGTTTTGCCGACCACATTGCCGATACACCAGGTCATGATGGGATTGCCATCATGATGAAAGCGCCCCGATTCAATTGCCGCTTCCAGCTCTTTCATCGGGTCGGACATGTTGGTGTAGTTCTGAATGATAGTGACGGGATTCAGGTCTTCATCAGCAAGGTCATGTGACAACCCGGTCGCCCCGAAGGGGTCGATGGGTGACTCACTGACCGGGCTGATTTTGTTCGCCGCTTTGGCCTCCTCGAGGATGTAGCGATAATCCACCTCCGCACCATCGGTAACGGTCAGAACGCCCATTTCCACCCATTTCTGAAAGCGTTCGGCTGTCCGGCGATCTTCATTTTTCTCGACGCTGTACACCGTGTCATACGGTACCCAGAAGCGCGGAGCCACACTGTAGTAATGCGTTTTACCGTCAATCTCGCGGGTATAAAGTCGCGCCATGCTGTTCATATCCAGCTTACGCGCCAGGTCAAAGGCCAGAATGCACGGTTGCCCCTCGAACTGCTCAAGGGTCAGTGATTTATCCTCGCAGCTCTGCCAGCTCACCAGGTTGAAATACGCCGAACGCGCCGACACCCAGATATTGAGGTGTTTTGTTTTAAAGACGTTTGCCAGACGGGCGTTATTTTTCGCACGCTGCTGCTGACTTAACAAAAATTCGCGATAAACCGACACGCCAATATTCGGGTTAGCTTTTTCCAGCACCTGCGGGTCGGTCCAGTCATCGCCTTCGTCAACGGTATAGATGATCCCGAACAGTTCATCGTTGGGTACCGAACCGTTGAGCATCTCGATAACTTCCCGCCGCTTGTCGTAGCACGGCCCCTCAATGTTGTACCCGGCGGTGGTGATGGCCCACATCAGTGGCTGACGTCGCGCGCCCATCCCGGTAAGCATCGTGGTATAAAGCGCATCGGTGGCGTGCTCGTGATATTCATCCACCACGGCACAGTGGGGTGATGAACCATCACCGGGGTTACCGATCAGCGGTTCAAACCGCGCGCCATCCTCCGGACGGTTCATGTTTGAGGCGTTAACCTCAATCCCGAACGCTTCCGTCAGCATGGGTGTGCGTTTACACATCAGTCGCGCCGGGCGAAAGACTTCCCACGCCTGTTTCTCTGTCGTGGCACCGGAATACACTTCCGCGCCAAACTCGTTATCACAGGCAAAACAATACAGGGCAACACCGGCAGAGATTGCCGATTTGCCGTTCTTACGGGGGATTTCGGTATACACCTCCCTGAAGCGGCGCAGCCGGGAGCCTTTATTGACCCAGCCAAACGCACAGCAGATCACAAAGAGCTGCCACGGTTCCAGCGTGATGGGCATCCTCTTGAATGCCCACTCCCCCTTGGTGTGTGGCAACAGCTGAATAAATTTCGCGGCCCGTTCAGCCAGGTCCTTGTCGAAGCGGTAACGAAACGACTTACTTTTTTCCGCCATCAGGTCATCAAGATGGCGCTGGCAGGCCTGAATCACAAACTGGCAGGCCACAATCTTTCCGCGCACGACATCACGGGCATACTGATTGGCAGCATTTACGTTGGGGTAAGATTTCCGGCTCATGATTCGATGATTTTCAGAAACGGGTTAGTGGCTTTCTTCTGCCCCGCCAGGCCAATCAGACGCTGGCGGCTGCTGGGGTCGAGTCCGAGCATTGCCCCCGTGCTGCTCATCTCGGACTCCTGTTCTTTCTTGGCGGTCAGCTCCGGATTTTTGACCATGCCACCCATTGCACCGGTGATGATGTTGCCCTGTCTGGCAATATTTTTCACGGCACGCCGCCAGAACTCGTAGGCCACGCACCACCGCTCAAGCACCGCGAGGTCAGTCACGCACAGCAGGCCCTGACCGCAGAGTTCTTTGGTTGTCAGTTGCCACATGATCGTGGCGAGAGGGAGATCTTCTTCAGCGAACCACTCCGGTGGCTCAACACCTTTGATGGGCGTAAAAACAGGTTCATCTTTATTCAGGGCTCGCTTGCCGGGGTTTCCGGCCAGCGCCTTGCGCGCCGTTGGCTTGGGGCGACGCCCGGAACGCCCCGCCGTTCCAGCCATATGCGGCACTCCTGGTTAAATTTCATTTTTCGCGGGTATAAAAAAACGATGGGGCGGGCAGTCCGGAAGACGTCAGGCTGCAGGGATTTGACCCGCCCCTCCCCTCAGACAGTTGAGAATTATTATCACTTTAACCGTTCACGGGCCGTCTTCGCCTTATGACACGGCCAGCACAGACTCTGCAGATTACAGTCGGCATCAGTGCCGCCATGCGCTTTAGGGATGATGTGGTCAACGGTTTTCGCCTCACGCACCACACTAGCACGCAGACATAACTGACACAGGCCTTTGTCACGCTTCAGGACACGCGCGCGGATAACATCCCACTTCGAACCATAGCCGCGCTGATGACGGGACTGACCTGGCTTGTATTGCTTCCAGCCTTCGCTTTTGTGGCTTTCGCAATAGCCTGACGGGTCAGTAGTTGTAGAGCTGCAGCCGCGAATACGGCAGGCCTTTGGGATTCGCGGGGGCATTAATCTTTCCCCTTAATTTATTACTATGAAGCAGACCACAGAGATCGTAATAAAAAAACCGCCCGAAGGCGGTTTAAAGTACGGTTCGCATTTTATCCTTTTAAAGCGAGCTGAATTGCATCGGCCAGCTTTCCAATGCGCTCAGTTGCCTGATCTAAATCGCTATGCATTACTCCATTACCTGAGCTTGCTGATGCCTTAGCTATCTCAAGTGCAGCCTGAACTGCAAGTAAACGCTGTGTTTTTTCATCAGTACTAGCCATACCATTTTTAAAATAGTTCTCTAACATAATAATTCCCTTTCTTACCCTGCCGATATAGCAGGTCACGAAAAGTTAATGGGGATTATATTGCAGTTTTCAAGGTTATGTTCACAGCCCCTCAGGGAGAGGGGCTTCTGTGATACTGTTGCCGTTCCCGTTCTATCTGGCGTATTCCTGCGAGCTGATTATTCGCCCTGTCAATAGCTGTCAGTAGAGGTTCAATCCACAGCACGGCCTGGCAGTATGTCAACGCGCCGGTGGTAAAGGAGTCATTATCGGCTGAGTAAGGGTGCCCGGGATCGGAATGTATGGCGCCGGAACGTAAACTGTTCGCATATTCGAGCACCCCGTTAGCGATATCAGCAGGAACAGGAAAATCGCAATTTTTTTCACGATGGAGAATCTCCCTGTATTTAATAACCGTTTTTTCACCACTGTCACTAAGTAATGAGTTCAGACTTCCAGTATATTCTGCTACCTGATTAAAGCGGCTAAAGTTGAATGCCTGTTCAGCTATCACTTTCCCTTGATATTCTGCTTCACCTACGGCTTTATCCGCACGTAACTTTTCTATCTGATATTTACTGTAGTAATGGTTTGCTGACCAGACGAGTCCACCAAAGATAGAAATGAAGAATGCAGCGATAACCAGCTTATAACTCAACTTCATTTACCACCCCGCCAGCCTCTTTAAATCGGGCAATCAGGTCACCGATTTTATGTTCATACTGACCGTAACCTGCACCGGGTAATGACGCCCAGATATTGCTGCAACGAGCGATAGCCTGACGAATATCGCCGCAATCAATCATCGGTAAAGCACCACGCTCTTTAATCTGCTGCAGCGCTACAGCGTCCTGGCTTTCTGGAGAAAAATCTTTCAGGCCAAGCTGTTTACGGTAAGTATCCCACCAGCGTGAAAGAAGCTGGTAACGTCCAGCGGCTGTTGATTTGAGTTTGAGGTTTAGCGTGACAAGTTTGCGAGGGTGATCGGAGTAATCAGCGAACAGTTCGCCACCAACAATAACGTCATAACCGTGGTTACGTGTCGGTTGTCGCCCGTTATCCGTTCCTTCTGACCATGCCACCATATCAAGGAAAGCTTTACGCTGGGGATTTAGCACCTGCATAAATTACTCCTTAGAACCACCAAACTTATTACCGATTACTCTCATTGCAGCCCCACGAATAGCATCGACACCGATCAGCCCCACCCCACCACCAATGGCAACAGAAAGTGATTTAGGCCATCCGACATACTCAAGAGCGGATGCAAAAGTCAGTGTCAGAGCGCCACAGAGCAAAATCTCGAGCGTTTTTCGCTTCCAGCCACCACCACCGCCAAAATAGGCAATGCGCAAGCCAGCCATAACGATCGACATAATTACTGCGCCCAGCGGCGTGTCTCCACGCCACCAGCTCTGGACCAACTCCAGCCAGGTATTTGGGTTATGAGGCATTTCGTCATCTCTCACCTCGCGATATTTGCGGGTACTGTGAAATAAAAAAGCCGCCAATTATTTGGCGGCTTTCAATAAAAAAGAAAATGTTATCGGGGAAGGTGTTGCTTTGGTCCTTCCCAACTGAAGGAATTAAAAACTTTTTGGATTAAATTTTGCAACTTTGCCAAAGACTCTGTCGAAATATCTACTTCACCATAATAGCCATCAGCCATAGTGCACCCAAATTTAGTTCCGAATAAGTTATTCAACATCAATGCCCCCTGAGGTGCAACAACATGAATATTATTTACAGGTTTGAGTTTTATTGGCTTTGGTTCTTTCTCTGCACCAAGCCCACGAACTCTGTCTTCCATGTGTTGAGCTGAATTCCTTACCTTTCTTAAATCCGGAAAGTCTTTAGAAAGCTGTTCATGCAATTTTTTAATGTTCTCTGGCGCGCCATTTTCTTTTGAAATTACCTTTAAAAATTTATCAATAGCATCCAAAGCGTAGAGAAATGATTTTGCATGTAAGAAGATCAATCTGTGTTGATGAGCCAACGGATATTCACCGTTATTCCATTTTTCTCTTTTTAGACGTAGCTCGACCTCTGAAAAAACCTGTTCTGAATATTCATAAGGTTGATAACCAAACTCTTTACGAACCAGCATTTCCAGTGCTTGTCGTTTCTGTACATCAGCTTGCCATGTCTGAGAAATATTATCGAATTTACTGTTATTCTTAGTTCTTTCCTGTTCGAATAAATTTAATGCTACATTAGCATCATAAAATGCAGTTTCTAAATGGGATAATAAGTTATTAAACGTCCATTCTAACTCTCTGTTTTCAAACTTAAGATTACTGCCTGGCTTGATTAACTCAAAAACATACATTTTTTCGACCCCTAGTTGTATGGTCGAATAATTATATTACTAATTAATACCGTCATTCTGTTTTTACACAATAAAAAACCCGCTCAATGGCGAGTTCTTGAAGGTTATCAACAGCAGATACATAAAGCCCATCGTTGAGGAAATCTTATCCAGATTTTTTGAAAAATGCAAGTATCATGTCGCCATCTTCGTCGAAAATCATTTATCTTGTCACCTTTCTCAATTGTGTCTCTGCATATGCTTCTTCCTGCCAGCACTTTGTAACCAGTTTATCAATGACATCTGCATATCCTTTGTACCACTGATAATCCGTCAGGTCTGGTACCAGCTTCTGGACATGATTCCGCGCCAGTGTGGTTGGTAAACGGCTAAATCGGTTTCCATTGCAACGCCCACAAATCTTATAAACAGGCGTGCCATGAAGCCGGGTCCTTTTTTCATCCAGGACAATACCTTTACCCTTACACCCTCTGCACGCTGTGCTGACTTCTCCCTTACCATGACAATGCTGACATAGTTCCTTCACCCACTCTTCCTTGATAACAGATTCCCCGCTTCTGGAGTGTTTCACCACCTCGCGCAATACATTATGAAATCCAGTACCAGCACAATGCTCACAGCGAGCCTTACTTGCCGCAGACCTGGAATAATCAGCAAAGGCAAAATTCACAAGGTAAGGGATGATCTGTAACCGGATTTCTTCACTCAATTTGTTCAATGTCGGGTTATCCAGTGCCATCGCGTAATTGAGCAGACCTTCAATCGCAAACTGAGGATCCTGAACACCAACTTTTGCCAGGAATAAGGCAAACCCAAGCGGTGCTTTCGACTGCACCATCCCCTGCGCAGCCATCACATCTGTAATTGTTAAACCACCCGAGCCTGTCGCCGGTGCGTCATCACTCAATTTTGGAGATTTTGGGGAGTAATATTTTGGTAAAGCTTCAAGGTTCATGCTCGTTCTCCACTTACGCCAGTACGCCTATTGCCAGCGCACGATCGATAAAACGAAATATCAGCTCCAGCTGGGAGCCATACTTCTCTTCAAATGCCACGGTATCCGCATGCAGCTCGTCGTGATGCTTTCTGCACAAAGGCAACACAAAGAGGTCATGCGCTTTTGTACCCATCCCACCCTGACCGTGGCCTATCAGGTGGTGGGGATCATCAGCAGGCTTTCCACAACATGCACACGGCTGTGTCTTAACCCAGCGCGTGTACTTTTCATTAACCCAGCGGCGACGTTTTGGGCGTAACATAAAAGACTCCGGCGACTCCGGATCCACTTTCAGCGCCAGCACCTTTTTCGCCTTATCCTGGATGATGCTGGTGGCAGGAACCGAAGGCACAAGGTCACTTTCCCGGGTGACAGACGGCACAACAGGCTTCGGTAATCTCAGTGCCTTACGGGCTGCACTTTCCGGTAAGGCATCCGCCAGGTCATTACGAATCAGCCACCAGCACAGTTCCGGCATTGTCACAACGTGACTGTCATCAAAACCGAGATCCCGACGCACAACAGACAACACCCAGCGGGCACAGTTATCCGTTGCCATTGATTCCAGCCGTTCCGTGAACTGATCGCGCAGCTGGTTATCGCAGTGCCAGCACAGACGGATCGCGCCCGGCGCGTGTCGCATTGTGGTCATGTTCTCGCTGTGCCAGTCGGAATGAGGCCACTGACAGCCCTTTTCACGAAGTAACCAGCTTTCAAGACATTCCACGCCACCAGCACGACGGATCACTGCCTCATTGCAGAACACGGCTCGAACGGCAGGATCATCCGCCAGCGGTTGTGATGCCGCGGGAACGGCACCACTGGCGAAAGATGAATAACGTTCCGGCTCAGGCTCCAGCAGGACACGCCCCTGCATAAACAGGGGCATCAGCTCTGAACCGGGTCTGAACAATACGATCCCCATACGCGGGGCTATTTCAGGGGTCAGTAGTGCTCTCACGGTCACCTCAATGAACGGTATCGAGCAGCTTTAACAGCTCAGGGAATCGGGATTCGAAGAAATGCGGCTGCGTCTCGCGCGGATTTGCAGGACTGGTGATGTTCTTGCCGAACATGCAGCCTTTCGCTGTCAGCGACCAGAATTTTTTGATGTTGTTAATCGCGGTACGGCTGTATCGTTCGCGCTGCTCGACGATCCCCAGCTTCACCATCTGGTGATATGCCTGATTAGCCGTCAGGCGGATACCATACTGCTTCAGCAGTGCACTCAGTGACAGCGTAGGGCGACTTGAGCCATCGGGTGCATCGGCAGGAGCATCAATTGCATAGCGCGGAGCCAGATTCGGTAAGCCAACAGCCTCCTGGAGTTTCTGACAAGCCCCAAGCACAGATGAGTTAGACAGGTTTAATTCCCGACGCATAAAGTCCAGCAGAATCACACCAGCCTGCATCTTGTCAGCAGCCTGCCCGGATAATTTTTCCGGTGCGCTGGTTACCATATCGAAAGTACGGATCACCTTCAGATGGAATGACGGGCTGATCCACATTGCATAGGCATACACCAGTTCCTTGCAGACATACGTTCCCTGGTTATTTCCGCCATTAATGACGCTAACTGGTTGATTTTGTTCCAGAGGCGGAATTCCACCCTCGGTGAAAAGTTGTTCAATCAATTCACAGGTTTGCTTATTGGAGAGCCAGTATTTCGGGCGGTTTTTTTGTTCTCCCCCGGCTGCCCTGTGCAGATCGTTCAGGCTGTAACGCCCATAAGCATCACGACGAACTTCAATACCATCAATGACCATCAGATTATTCATACTTCGTTTCTCCTCTTGCTCAGGCGGCTGCACCCGCCGTTTTCTCGTACTTACTGATAGTGATCTCGACCTTCCCTTCCGGGATAACCGGTCCCCACTCCACCAGCATTCTTTTCACCTGACTGTCGTCTTCCCACACACCCGCGTGGGTCAGGGCGTCAAACAGCGCCTTGTTATAGTTGTCCAGATCGCGGATCCGGTTATCCGGAGGAAACAACACGATCTCCACTGAAGCAGGTGCCGACGTTGGTTTCGGCAGACGACGTAACTGCTCAACTATTGCTGCGCACGCCGCGCTCTGGAATTTTCGCCCCGCCGCGCTTATCAGGCTCTTACCAGCAAACGCCCCTTTGTTGGGGTGTCGCCAGTACGTGTTCACGCTGGGCGGAAAAGGCAGGATCAGCTTCATACTTTCAGGCCCCTCTCATGTAACCAGTGGGTTGCACGCAGCCTTGCGTTTTCCTCACCGGCAAGCAGTGAGCGGATAATCCCGACCGCCTCGCTGTCGTCGTCCTTCACCGCGGTATGAAGCGTGATGCCCCGGGCCACGCCACGCTTTATCGTGATGACGCCTTTTTTCTCCAGTGCGCGAAGATGCTCCACCGCTGCATTCACTGAACGGTATCCCAGCATGGTTGCCACCTCCTGATTGGTTGGCGGGAAGCCACGTTCTTTCTGATAAGAAATCAGCATATCCAGCACCTGCTGCTGGCATTGAGTTAACCTCGTCATGCCGCCATCTCCCTGACCAGTTTTTCTGCCTGCTGGCGAACCTGCGCCAGAAAGGCCTCACCACATGCCTCAAGTTCATCGCGCCCGATGTAGCTGATTGCCGGTCCCTTCCAGGTCTTGTCGAAAACAGCAATAGCACCAGCGAAGAAAGCGCCTGTCGGCACCTGCTTCTCATCCTTCGGGATAAACCAGGCAGGCAGTTCAAAACCAATACGCCCGCGAATAAAAGCAATATGATCTGCATCTTCCGGCCACCACACTTCGCTGGTGGCAGCTTTGATCAGGAAAACATAGCGCCCGCCTTTATCACGCATGGCACTGGCATGCTTCATGATGTAACGCATGCCGGTGATGTATTGCCCCTCATGCTGACTGGCGCGGCTGTATGGGGGATTACCAAAGGCAGCACCTTTAAGCTCCGCAAGGCGTTCTGACCAGTCATGCGCCAGCGCGTTGTCTTCCGCCGTGTAATACGCAGCACATTTGGCGTTATCACCGTCAGTGAACAGATCCAGAACAAACGGGCCAAACAGGGTGTTAATTCCCCAGAAAATGTTGTCCGGCGTGCGCCACTGATCGCCCACTTCCTTCAGTTCATGGGCTGGTTTGTTCCGCAGTTCCGCCAGCGCCTGGCAATATTTATTACTCATTAAGCCCCCACGTAATTCCCTGAGAGATACCACTCTTCACCTGATGCAGCCCGCTTACTGCTTTTCCGTAAACACCGTTCACGACGCGCCAGAAAATTGTTTCGTTCTGGCTGGGAGTGGCTTTCACGGAATGCCGCCATCCACACCGTTGCAGCACGACGGTATAAGCCCCTGGACTCCAGTTCTTCCGCCTGGCGGGTCAGGCACAAAATCACCCGCGGGTCGTTAGTGCCGACATAGAAATTGCGCACAGGTCTGGTTTCACGAACTGGTTGTAGTTCCGGATCCTGCGCTCTCTCAGTCAGGCGCGGGAAATGTCTGTGTGTATCTCCTTCACAACGGTGAGCCACACGCCCACTCTGACGTAACTTGCTTGCTGACTGCAGAACGCGCTGCCGTGAGTAACCTGCAAAAGCATCCGCAATGTCTCCGGAAGTACAGCCCGGATGGGCTTCAATGAATTTCTGAACGTCATTCAAAAGACTCATGCTCACCCCCTGAATCCTGCCGGGATCTGGCTGTAGTCCACATTGTCGTAACTGGCTTTGAAGTACGGGTCTTCGCGTTTTTCTGTGTACGTGCTGACGGACGGCGATAAGCGCAGGGAAAGCTCATCCCATTTTTCCCGCAGCTTCGACGGGCTGAGCACGTTACGGCACCAGAACGGATCGCGGCTGACGCGGCTGTACATCTCGCAGATTTGTTTGTGAGTACGACCATCCTGCACACACATCAGGCGAATTTCGTTTGCCCAGGCTGTCCAGTTCGGTTCTTTGGGACGAACCACCTCGCCGTCACATTCGGCAGCCTGCTCGTACAGGGCGATGATTTTTTTCCAGAGCCACTGTGCGCAGGTCAAATCATCCTGCGTCCCCCACTGGCGCTTTTTAGGGCTGAATACAACCGCATCAGGATGGCGAGTTAAAAAATCCTGTTCAGCCGTCTGCGTGTCCGGTTGCGAAGCGTCCGGACGAGAAGGTTTTTTATCTGACGGATCATGTTTTGATTTTACTGACGGATCCCCGCCAGATTCTGACGGGTGAAAACCCGCTTTTTTGCCAGATTTCGACGCATCAAATTTTGACGGGTCAGATTTTGATGCGTCAGATTTTGACGGGTCAGAATCTGACAGTTGAGAAAATGCCGCTGCCTGAAGCTTCGCAACGTTAAGCTGATAAACATTCGACGCATTGCGGTTACCCTGGCGACGCGCCTTACGCGTTAACCAGCCTTCTGCTTCCAGCCGTGCGATAGCCGTTCTGACGGTACTCATCCCCGCGCCAATCTGACGGGCAATGGTTTCAATTGATGGCCAGCACACACCTTCGTCATTACTGAAATCAGCCAGGCGGGCCATAATTGCCACGCTGGATAACTTCATGCCTGATGCAGCGCAACCATCCCATACATAGCCGGTTAATTTAGTGCTCATGACCGACCTCTATTTCCCTGAATTTACGACGAAACTGTTCGAGCGGACTGAAGCATTCATGCTCATAACCTTCGCGGAGGTAGATAACCCGTTGTGTTTCCGGCTCCCAACGAATGACTCTGACGGGCACTCCGTAGTGATCTTTGAACCAGCGGTTAACTTGTCGCAAAGGACTGTCTCCTTCTGCCGGTTGAAATCACCCACAGCCCACTCTGCAAAGCTGTGGGTGACAATTTCCCTGTCACCTGGTACATTCACTGCATAGCAATACTCCACCTTCGCTTTTCCACCCGGTACAGGAAGCGCAATCAGTTGCGAGCGACGGTAGTGTGTTGTTAAACTGTTCATGCGTTAGTTTCTCCACAGTCACGACACGCCACGGCGCCCGGAGCTGCACACTCGCGGGCGTCATTACTTTCTGAAATGCAAAAGATTTTGTAGACCAGTGCTGCATGCTCCTGCAGCTTCGAAATTGAGAGATACAGCTCGTCGTTAATTGCTGTCTTCTCATGCGGTTCCACTACACCGTCTTCGATTGCTGAACGAATCTGTTTTGAATAACTGCCGATCTGTTCAATGACTTCCAGCAGACGCTGGTTAATATCGGCGTTGTCCACATCCTCGACGTCAGGAAGAGACACAAAGACGCCATTTGCAGACTGCGCCACAGCGTCAGCAATGAAGTGAGTTCCACCAGCACGTTGCAAAATCATTGCCCATCCCAGCGGGAAAATCTGATCGCCATCGGCACGAAGGCGGTTAAATAATGCGTTCTCTGTTACATCCAGCCAGTCAGCTGCTTCAGCGTAACCACCCGGCAACTTTGCGATAGTTTTTCTGACAGCTTTCACGTACCACTCAGGCTGTTTTTCTATTTTCCAGTGATGCTTACCCACGATTAGCCTCATCGTTCTGTGGTTAAAAATTGAAAGTGTTCTGCTAATCTTTCGGATAGATATCCGGTCTTAAGTCAGATTTCGTAATTGCACCTGACGTGCATTGCTCAAGTTTTTTAGCCAGCACAAAACTGGCTTTTTTATAGCCATTGAAAACCAGCCGTAAGTAGCCAGGTGTTGAGCCAACTTTTCCGGCCAACTCGCCCTGCTGTTCTTTGGTTAAAGAGTCCCAATACGCTTTCATACAATATGTACCTCCGATGTACATATTACATGATTGAAATGAACCTTCAAGATACTTGTACCTTAACGGTACAAGGGTTTTAATTTCGTTATGAAAACAATCCATGACATCCGGCGGTCTAACGCCAGAAAACTGAGAGATGGTGTTGGCGGGAATTCTTCCTTTGCCACTATGATTGATCGCGAGCCAACCCAGACCAGCAGGTTTATGGGAGATGGTGCTACTAAAAATATCGGTGACAGCATGGCACGACACATCGAAAAATGTTTCGACCTGCCTGTCGGATGGCTCGATCAAGAACACCAGACAACGAACATCACAAAAAAACCTGATGTTTCAATCACTAATAAACAAATCACATTAGTCCCTGTCATATCATGGGTACAGGCCGGAGCATGGAAAGAAGTTGGATATTCTGAGGTTGATTTGAGCACAGCAGAAACGTATCCCTGCCCTGTACCCTGTGGGGAAATGACTTATATCTTGCGGGTGATAGGTGATTCAATGATTGATGAGTACCGCCCGGGAGACATGATTTTTGTCGATCCTGAAGTACCTGCCTGCCACGGTGACGACGTTATTGCATTGATGCACGATACAGGTGAAACCACCTTCAAAAGGTTGATAGAAGATGGGACACAGCGTTATCTCAAAGCGTTAAACCCAAACTGGCCTGAGCCTTACATTAAGATCAACGGTAATTGCTCTATAATTGGTACAGTGATTTTCTCAGGAAAACCAAGAAGATACAAAATCAAAGCCTAATCAATGTTTATGAACCTGCTTCGGCAGGTTTTTTTATACTTGACAATGTACCTTTGAGATACATAATGTACCCAAGCGAAACAACGAACAGGCAGGACGCCCACGAAGTAGCCGCCTGGGGCATATGAAGTCCAGGATGATTCGTTGAGTCATGTTGTGCCACTAGGCACTCATGTTAAAGCAGGTGTATGAAATGAAAGTCCAGATTTTAAACAATAGTGGTGAAGTCGTTTGGTCATACGACATAGCCGCCCATGTAGATCAGAGCGGCGATAGCTGGGCCAATGGGAAACATCAGATTATGGCTGGAGTTGTGTTCTCTTTACGCCGTGGTTTGGAACAGGCTGAAGTATTTCCATCAGACCCTGAATGGAAATGGCCTTTTTCTATTTGTCCAAATTCGGAGAGCACATTTCAGAAAATTGGTCAGAAAGTCGCACTCGAAGAGCATCAGCCAACTGTTTCCTGATTTTTTCAGGTAACTAGTCGGCATCGCAGAAACAACAACGCTCGATCATGTTGAAAGCCGATTCGTAGAACTGTTTCTGCTGAGTGTCGCTGAGACAGGAAAAGAGCGACGTTACGATGATTTTATTAATTGCATTATCAAGTTCTTTTTCATCAAAAGTCATTTGATTTTCCTTTTATGTATACGGGCTTAAAAGGATACCACCGAGCCTGAAGTGGTGAAAAGACAGGCACATAACAGCTAAGTATTTTCAACCAGAGAGAATCCTTAGCGTTGTGGTGAATGCGGCTCAGCGCACGCGGGTTAAGGTTGAGGCTGACAGTCGACCTTCTGTGGATACCCACCCGTCTGGTGTGCAACCTTCGCCAGGCACCGGGAGGCACCCGGCACCACAACTTTATGCTGTGTGTAGTCCTGGCGGTACCAGTTTGTACCCTTGCTTCCGGCTGGTACCGTCCTTTTTACAAAACAGAGAAGAGCATCACCGGACGACGGGCTCATAACCCAATCCATCCGGGCGGCTGCCACCGCAGGTGTTCTTCTCTGTTTTGTGGAGAAACTAATCGGCCTTGCAGGGTCGATATGATGAGGAGCAGCAAAATGGCTAGCGAACGCAGTACTGATGTGCAGGCATTTATCGGGGAGCTGGACGGCGGCGTATTTGAAACCAAAATCGGCGCAGTTCTCAGTGAAGTCGCTTCCGGTGTGATGAACACGAAAACCAAAGGTAAGGTCTCACTCAACCTGGAAATCGAACCATTTGATGAGAACCGTGTGAAAATCAAACACAAACTCTCATATGTTCGCCCGACTAACCGCGGGAAAATTTCCGAAGAAGACACCACCGAAACGCCGATGTATGTCAATCGCGGTGGTCGCCTGACTATTCTGCAGGAAGACCAGGGACAATTACTGACTCTTGCCGGTGAACCTGACGGAAAACTCCGCGCAGCAGGCCATTAATATCGTTATTAATTAACTGATTATTTATCTCATCACTGAATATCTTTATATAGTGAGGACTTATTATGTCTCAGAACTTAGACGCAACCGCAATTAATCAAATCCATGCCCTTATTTCTGCTCAGGGTGTTAATGAAATTATCAGTAAGATTGGTGCCGATGCTGTGGCATTGCCTGAGAATTTCCGCATTCATGATCTGGAAAAATTTAATTTAAATCGCTTCCGTTTCCGTGGTGCGCTTTCCACTGCCAGCATCGATGACTTTACCCGTTATTCTAAAGATCTTGCAGATGAAGGCACCCGCTGCTTTATCGATGCTGATAATATGCGTGCCGTCAGTGTGCTTAACCTGGGTACTATTGATGAACCAGGTCACGCAGATAACACCGCCACTCTCAAACTGAAAAAGACAGCACCGTTCTCTGCTCTGTTGTCTGTTAATGGCGAGCGTAACTCCCAGAAATCACTGGCAGAATGGATTGAAGACTGGGCCGACTACCTTGTGGGCTTTGATGCTAATGGTGACGCCATTCAGGCAACCAAAGCGGCGGCAGCTATCCGTAAAATCACAATTGAAGCGAACCAGACCGCTGATTTTGAAGATAATGACTTCAGCGGCAAACGCTCCCTGATGGAGTCTGTCGAAGCGAAGACCAAAGACATTATGCCAGTGGCATTTGAATTTAAATGCGTTCCGTTTGAAGGCCTGAAAGAACGTTCATTTAAATTACGCCTCAGCATTATCACTGGCGATCGTCCTGTACTGGTTCTGCGCATTATTCAGCTGGAAGCGGTGCAGGAAGAAATGGCTAACGAATTTCGTGATCTGCTTGTTGAGAAATTCAAAGACAGCAAAGTAGAAACCTTTATTGGTACTTTCACCGCCTGATTTCATTACTGCAAATGCCCCTGCGGGGGCATTTATGGAAACGTAATTAACTCAATAATCGCCGGATGGTGAGGGCTTCCTTTTACCAGAATTCTGTGCGGTGCAGCGCAAATAACGTGGAGAACAAAATGTCATTTATTAAAACTTTTTCTGGGAAGCATTTTTATTATGACAGGATAAATAAAGACGACATCGTTATTAACGATATCGCGGTTTCCCTTTCAAATATCTGTCGCTTTGCAGGACATCTTTCACACTTCTACAGCGTCGCCCAACATGCGGTGCTTTGCAGCCAGCTGGTACCGCAGGAATTTGCTTTTGAAGCGTTAATGCATGATGCAACAGAAGCTTATTGTCAGGACATCCCCGCGCCAATGAAACGCCTTCTTCCTGACTATAAACGGATGGAAGAAAAAATAGACGCCGTAATCCGTGAGAAATACGGGTTACCCCCGGTTATGAGCACGCCTGTGAAATATGCCGATCTCATCATGCTGGCAACCGAACGCCGCGATCTCGGGCTTGATGATGGCTCTTTCTGGTCTGTACTGGAAGGTATCCCGGCAACAGAGATGTTCAAAGTGATTCCACTGGCACCGGGCCATGCCTACGGGATGTTTATGGAACGCTTTAAAGAGCTGCATAAGATACATAAACAATCCAGACAGCGAAATTAACTAGTGAAATAGTTTTGTAGCAAAAGAAATGAGGTTATCAAAAATGCTTCAAATGCTGACACTTGAGGAATGGGCTGCGGAAAAATTTAGGAGTAATCCTCCAAGTGTGTCCACATTGCGTCGTTATGCTAAGCAGAATTTATTTTGTCCACCGGCAATGAAACAAGGTCGACTATGGCGAGTACGTGAGGACGCAGAGTTAGTTGGGGAATTAGTTACTCCTGTCATCAAGAAAAATGATTCTATTATTCTACAAAGGATTTTAAGTAATGGCAGCCAGACCACGTAAAAATAATGTTTCAGTCCCGAACTTGTATCCACTCTATAGCAGAAAAGTAAATAAAGTTTATTGGCGATATAAGCATCCAGTGACCGGGAAGTTTCATTCTTTGGGCACAAACGAAGCTGAAGCCATTGCTATTGCCACTGAGGCCAATACACGCCTGGCTGAGCAAAGAACCCGGCAGATTCTGGCTATCAGTGACAGAATCGCAACCAGCAAAGGAAAAGCAATCACAACGTCAACCTGGTTAGATCGCTATCAAGCAATCCAGGATGACAGACTGAAAAGTGGCGATATAAAGCTCAATACCTATAAACAGAAAGCCAAACCAGTATCCTTGCTCAGGGAACGAGCAGGACTGAAGTTAATTTCAGCCGTTGATGTCAGGGATATAGCCCAGTTGCTTGACGAGTATATCGCCGTCGGACAGCCGAGAATGGCGCAAGTAGTTCGTTCCGTCCTGATTGATGTATTCAAGGAGGCGCAACACTACGGAGAAGTCCCCCCGGGCTATAACCCGGCATTAGCCACCAAACAGCCCAGAAGAAAAATTACCCGACAACGGTTAAGTCTTGAAGAATGGCAAAAAATCTTTGAAATCGCAGATGCCAGTCATCGTTATATGGGGAATGGGCTTTGTTGAATAAATCAGATTTCGGGTAAGTCTCCCCCGTAGCGGGTTGTGTTTTCAGGCAATACGCACGCTTTCAGGCATACCTGCTTTCGTCATTTTGTTCAGCGCTCGTACCAGGGCCATAGCCTC